GTTAAACGAGATTAAAAGCCTTCTAGGGGTAGAATTATCAGAGGAGCAAGAAATTGTTCTAGCGAAATTAAACCTCGAGAATGGTACTGTATTAGAGTCGGAAGATTTCAATGCAGGAAGCGAAGTATTTATTCTCACAGAGGACGAGTCAGTCGCATTACCTGTGGGAGAGTACAAACTCGAGGATGGCAGAATCTTAGAAGTTGCTGAGGAAGGTGTTATCGCTGAAATCAAAGCTGAAAAAGAGGAAGAGGAATCCGAAGAGGAGAAGCCAGAAGAAAAAGAAGAAATGGGTTACGCAACTAAAGAAGAGTTAGGCGAAGTTATTTCTATGGTGGAAGAGATCAAAGGAATGATCGAAAAAATGGGGGATTATAAAGACAAGGAAGAGGAGAAGATGAGCGAAGAGATTGAGGAACTCAAAGAGGAACTTTCTCAAGCTGCTGCTGAACCTTTGGCGCATAGTCCAGAAAAAGAAACTGAGACAAAATTTAATCTGTATTCTCAGAACAGACCGACAAATACTACGGATTTAGTATTGCAAAGAATTGCTAACATAAAAAGAAAATAAAAAATGGCAACAACTACATCAATTACAACTACGTATGCAGGGGAATTTGCGGGAGAATACATCTCAGCGGCTCTGTTATCGGGAAGTACAATCGCTAATGGCGGTATCACAGTAAAACCAAACGTAAAGTTTAAAGAGGTTATTAAGAAAGTTGATACTAATGCGATTGTCAAAGACGCTACTTGTGATTTCGATCCTACAAGTACAGTAACATTAACTGAAAGAATTCTACAGCCTGAATATCAGCAAGTGAACTTACAGTTATGTAAAGCAGATTTCCAATCTGATTGGGAAGCAGTTTCAATGGGGCTTTCAGCACACCAAAGTTTACCTAGTAGTTTCGCAGATTTCTTAATCGGTCACGTTGCAGCGAAAGTTGCACAAAGAACTGAGCAGTCAATTTGGGGAGGAGATACTTCTAACAATGGACAGTTTGATGGATTCTCAACTACTCTAGCTGCAGATGCTGACTTACCTACTGCTCAAGAGGTGGCTGGTACTACTGTGACTGCTGCTAACGTAATTACAGAATTAGGCAAGATTGCTGATGCAGTACCTTCTTCACTATATGGAAGCGAAGATCTTAACATCTATGTTTCTCAAAATATTGCGAGAGCATATGTAAGAGCATTAGGCGGATTTGGATCTTCAGGATTAGGTGCAGCGGGTACAAATGATATGGGAACTCAATGGTGGAACAATGGTTCACTAAGTTTTGATGGCATCAAATTATTTGTAGCTAATGGATTAGGAGATGACGTGGCAGTTGCTGCTGAGAAATCTAACCTATACTTCGGCACAGGCTTACTAGCAGATCACAACGAAGTTAAGCTATTGGATATGGCTGACTTAGATGGTTCTCAGAATGTAAGAGTAGTAATGAGATTTACTGCGGGTGTTCAGTATGGTATTATCGACGATATTGTAACATACGGAATTACAAACTCTGCTAACTAATAAATAGAATTTTAATCTAAGAGGGTGGGTAAGCCGAAAAGCCTACCTACCCTTTTTTAATACCTTATAATATGGCTTGCGATTTAACTAGAGGGCGTAAAGAGGCTTGTTTAGATTCTACGGGAGGCATCAAGACAGTTTATTTTATAGACTATGGGGATTTAGGTACGATCACCAAAACTGATGACGAAATTACGGATTTAAGTGGGACTTTCAACGCTTACAAATATGAACTAAAGGGTGCGAATTCTTTCGAGACTACGATCAACAGTTCACGAGAAAATGGGACTACATTCTTTGAGCAATCTTTGACTATCCAATTAAAAGGATTATCTAAAGAAGATCACAAAGAAATTAGACTAATGGCTTATGGAAGACCTCACATTTGTGTTGTCGACTATAATGATAATGCTATGCTGATGGGAGAAGAGCAAGGATGTGACGTAACTGCGGGTACTGTTTCTACGGGAACTGCACTTGGCGATTTTAATGGTTACTCACTAACCTTTACTGCTCAGGAGACTAATGCACCTGCGTTTATTGCGTCTCCTACTGTGGCAGATCCGTTCGATGGAATGAGTTCAGCTACTGTAACAATTACCGAAGGAACTTAATAAAGTTTTTTCATTTGAGAAGAGGAGGGCATTTCGCCCTCTTTTTTTTGCAATAATAATATTACCTTGCGTTATATTGATATGAAAGTTCTAACTACTAGTTCCTCTGAGCAAACATTCAAAGTCGTACCGAGAGAATATGCAACCTCTACGACATTAGAGATCAGAGATGAAAGTCTAAATACTACTGCGACATATAGCACGACTAACACAGTTGATGGGGATTATTTGAATATTCCTGTAACAGTATCTTTGGACGAAGGGAAATTTTACGAAATGACTCTCAAAAAAACAGATGGAACTATAATTTATAGAGATAAAATATTTTGTACGGATCAGGGAATCGACCAATCTCAGGACGAAACCTATTCGGTTAATGATAGTATCTATACAAGTGATACAAGCTACGATGACGAATTTGTAATTATATGAAAGACATAAGCATAGTAAATTTAAGCAGTTACTCAACTCCTAAAGTACACGAGTACAGAAATAAGGATTGGGTTTCCTATGGAGAGGACAATGACTATTATAGTTATTTAATAGATCGATATAATGGAAGTCCCACTAACAATGCAATTATCAATGGGGTTAGTGATATGATCTACGGGAAGGGATTAGATGCTACGGATAGTAACAGGAAGCCTGAGGAGTATGCTAAAATGAAATCTTTATTTACCAAAGATTGTGTGCGAAAGTTGGTTTATGATCTTAAATTAATGGGGCAATGCTCGATGCAAGTAATCTATTCTAAAGATCGAAAAACAGTTGCTAGAGTAGAACACTTTCCAATAGAAACTCTAAGAGCGGAGAAGGCTGATGAAAAGGGAAATTGCAATGCATATTATTACCATTCGGATTGGAGTAAAATAAAACCTAATGATCAACCTAAAAGAATTCCTGCATTTGGTAAATCCAAAGAAAGCATCGAGATATTCGTAGTAAAACCTTACAGAGCGGGATATTATTATTTTTCGCCCGTAGATTATCAGGGAGGGTTACAGTACGCTGAATTAGAGGAGGAAATTGCAAACTATCATATCAATAATATAAAAAATGGTTTAGCACCATCGATGTTAATCAACTTCAATAATGGAGTGCCAAATGACGAAGAGAGGGAATTAATCGAAAGGAGAATCTATGATAAATTCTCAGGGACATCTAACTCAGGTAAATTCATTTTATCATTTAACGATAATTCAGAAACTGCAGCATCGATAGATCCCGTACAATTATCGGATGCACATAACCAATATGAATTCCTTTCTACGGAATCTTCTAAAAAAATACTAGTTAGCCACAGAATCGTATCTCCTATGCTATTTGGTATTAAAGACCAAACGGGATTAGGAAATAATGCAGATGAATTAAAAACTGCTTCGATCCTAACAGACAATGTAGTAATTAGACCATTTCAAGACTTGCTAATCGATGCGTTCGATCAGGTACTAGCTATTAACGGAATTAGTTTAAATCTATATTTTAAAACATTACAACCTCTAGAGTTTACTGAAATCGATTCAGATGTAGACAGAGAAACTAGAGAAGAGGAAACAGGAGTAAAAGAGGAACTCAGTAAAGCACCTTTTTTAGAAGATGAAATCGCAGGAGAGTGGCTAGATCATTTAGAGGATTTAGGAGAGGATGAAGACGAGGATTACGAATTAATAGATAGTGAGATCCTAGAGGACGAAGAGCCTGAGGAGTTCGATGTAGAGGAATATTTAAACGGATTAAAATTATCTGCAAATAAAGATTCAGAAATCGACACTAAATTATTTAAGGTGCGTTATAAATATGTGAAGGGTACAAAGAAAAAACCTCAGGGAGATTCTAGATTATTTTGCTCTCGAATGCTAAGAATTGGAAAGCTATATCGCAAGGAAGATATAATTTCTATGGAGAAAAGAGGAGTAAACAAAAAGCTAGGACATAAAGGCGAAGCATACTCAATTTTTAGGTTTAAAGGAGGGGTTAACTGCTTTCATCGGTGGGAGAGAAGAATCTATAAAAAGAGATTAAAAACTAATGGAGAGCCTTGGGGAGGAGATGCGTTATTCGGCACTAGATTTAAAAACGTAAATCAGGCGGTGCGTGAGGGATTAAAGTTACCTAAACAACCTAAGGAAGTAGCAGTCGCACCCATTGATATGGAGAACAGAGGACATCACCCAAATTATAAAGGATAATGGCAACAGCACTATTTATTAAGAGAGCGGATTTAGTAAGGAGTACGATTTTAGATGGAAACGTAGATACAGACGATTTTATTCATTACGTAAAAGTTGCTCAGGAGATCCACGTTAAAAATTACATCGGCAGTAAATTATACGATAAAATCTCTGCGGACATAATTGCAAGTTCTCTGAGTGGTGCTTATTTAACCCTAGTAAATGACTATTTACAGGATATGCTGATTAATTTCGCAATGGTAGAATACTTACCATTCGCAGGATACAAGATAAAAAATGGAGGGATCTTCAAAAGAACTGCAGAAAATGCAGAAGTACCTTCAAAAAATGAAATTAATTTTCTAGTAACAAAATACCAAGATCGAGCAGAATATTATACAAGAAGGATGATCGACTACGTTACATTTAATATAAGCAGTTATCCTGAGTATAATACAAACAATAACGAGGATGTATATCCTGACAAAGATTCGCTATTCCACGGATGGGTGCTTTAAAAAGATACAAACCGAAAGACAAAAATATAGTGAAATTAAAAAACTATATTAAGAAAAAAGAAAAAGAGAGAAATGGCAAATAGCATAGATTGGGGTAAAATTTATTGCGAGATGATCACTAACAAGGGATTCGGTTTAGACGATGATTATACTGTTGGTTTATCTATTCACGATCCCTCTGCACCGAATTGTTGGGCAAGTTCAGGATTGATCCCCGCATTTTCAGTAGATACTACGACAGTAAAAGCTGATTCTACGTTATATAAAGCAGATGCAACGATAATATCATAAAATAAAAAGAAATGGCTAAACAGACTATAGGAATTGGGAGTACTGCTAACGATGGGACAGGCGATGCTCTAAGAGATGCGTTCGACAAAGTGAACGATAACTTCGATGAAGTTTACGGTGCTGATTTTGTAGATTACGATAAATTAGGAACAGAATTTACAACTGCTGCGGTTATCTCTGCAAGTGACGTAGATTTCAGTACTGCACAAGTATTTACTAAAACATTATCAGGAAACACTACTTTGACTTTCTCAAATGTGGAAACAGGAATGGTTAAGGATTTAGTAATTACAGGAGACCACACTTTAACACTTCCTGCATCGGTTAAGACAATTACAGGGACTTACGATGGAACGGTAAGTAACCTAATACAAATAGTATCAACTAACGGTGCGACAGAACAATGGGCATCAATATCTCAAGAAGCATAATTATGGGAAAGAAAGCAGTTAATAAAAACGGAACGATAAAGGTTTACGAGGGAGTGCCTAAAATGTTTTATTCATCAACAGGGGTTCATTTAAATGCTCCTGCTATGACGGAAGGAGAATTAAGATCGGCAGGGTTGTTTGATGTAGTTCTACCTGATGGTTATAATTCACAGATTCACGATTTAAGCGAGATTTATTGGGATAGTGCTAATTCGCAGTTTACATACGATAAATCAAATAAAACTTGGTCACAGAGTGTTGCTGAATTAAAAGAAAGTAAAATTGCAAATTTAAAATCTAATGCTAATAGTGAGCTATCAAAGACCGATTGGTATATTGTGAGAGAAGCAGAAGGAGGAACGGCAGCACCACAATCTATTTTAGACGATAGAGCAGCTATAAGAACCACAGTAGCTACGAAAGAAAGTGAGATAAACGCTAAAACTACAAAGGCATCAATTATTACTTACGATATAAGTTTATAATATGATTGGTAAAAAATTAATAAATACAGGAGGAGCGGCGGTAGATACTAATTTACCATCAGATTACTTCAACACCGTACTCTACACAGGAAACGGAGGCACTCAACGTATTGGAGGGTATATCAATAGAGGTGCAGTATTTAATGGGAGTGGTAGTTATATAGATTTACCTAATTCGGTGACAAGTGCTTTTAATACATCAAGTAATGGGTTTGCTATCTCATTTTTTTGGTTTAATTCGACTTTATCAGGACAAATCATACCTTTTTATTTTTCTAATGGAGTAATAATTGGAATAGATAAAGAGCCTAATAATAATTTGAGAGTTTTATTTACTTCTGGTAGCGGAAATATAACTTTTAATGTAACTAATAATTTAACCACAAACACTTGGCAACATATTGTTGTAACAGGAGATTCTACTAATGGACTTAAAATGTATATAGATGAATCTGAAGTAGGAAGTAATAGTTGGGATGGAACTCATAGTAATGGTACAGGTAGTAATCGGATAGGTCATTCTACAGTTTCAGGAACAGGAAGAATAGACCAATTTAGAATCTTTAACAAAGCATTAAGCAGCGGAGAAGTAACTACTCTATATGGAGAAAC